CCGTCGTCGTAACGTTGAAAGACACCGATGGCCCCGCGCAGAGCCGAGACGACCGACAGGCCGATGCCGAGAGCTCCAAGAGCCCCGCCGAGGGACTTCCCGAACCCAGCCGCCGCCTGACCTGCCGAGCCGAAGTCTCCCTTCAATCCTCCGATCATCTTTTTGAATTTTGAGAAGAGCCCGTCCGTCTTTTGAACGTCGGCCCGGGCCGAGCGCATCCCGTCGTCTTTGTACTGAGAGACGATCCAGAGAATCAGCGGAGGGATTTGTCTTCCCCCTTTTCTTGCCATAGTTTCGACCCTCCTTTCCTAGTCTTCGGACACGATCCGGATCGTCCTGTCGGGCTTCGCCTTCGCGAGAGAGCTCCGACCGGGAGGAGACGAGAGCGAAGGCCGCTTCTCTTCAAGCCAGCCGAAGAAGAGATCGAAGAGAGCGCGCTCTTCGTCGTCCTTCGGGACGAAGTCCGTCTGACTGACTTCGTTATAATAGGCCTGGATCATCTCCTTTACGTTCCGGAAGTCCGAAACATTTTTGACCCAGCTTTGATCGCCTTCCGCGACCATTAAGACCCGGATCTGATCTGAGCTCAGAGCGAGCCAGTCCGGATCGAACGGGCCTTTGTAACCGAGCGCGACCGCCGTCTTCCGGGCCAGTAGAAACCCGGGATCGCGCGCTAGTTTTTTATTTCGTCCTCAGAGACTCCGAAGACGATGTCAGCGGCCCGAGTAATCGCCGCGAGCTCGTCGAGAGTGATCGGCTTCCCTTTGTAGGCCCGAACATCGTCGAGCTTGTTGAAGACCTTCGTCTTCCCGTCGGCCTGATATAACGCGATGAAGACGAAGGCCCGACAGCCAGCTTCAGCCGCGACCTTGACTTGAACCTCCGGATCCGGAGTCCCTGTCAGATTGAGAAGCGTCCTCGCGGCTTGCTCCGCGAATCCGGAGATCGCGAGCTCTTCAGCCGCCGACGGCTTCTTGAGAGTTACCTTCACGACTTGACCGCCGAGAATAACATCGAACGGCTCCCCGGGCTTCGGTTGAATTTTGAGCATCGTCTCCCTGTTTTTCTTGCTTAAAAATGAGAACATGAGGATGGCCTCCTTTTATTTCGTTTTATCCGTTACATGCCGAAAAAAGGGAGCGACTTTTCAGCCGCTCCCTTCAGGTTTTCCCACATTTATTAAGCGGGAGTTTTTACATAAAAGACTTCCCAGAAGTCGGATGCTTCGGGCTCAGTGACTCCGATGTCGAGCTTGTTGTCTTCTGTGATACTGAATCCTTCAGTCACGACCTCGCCATTCTTGCGAACGAAGAGGAACTTCTGAGCGGAGTCGGCGACAGTCCCAGCGGGGAGCTCGACCGGAGTCGCGGAGAGCGCGGCTTCGTAGTGATTCTGATTCTCCGCGTTTTCGGAGAAGTCCGTCGAGACCAGCTTGTCCCGGACAGCTTCGGCCTTGAAGATGTCATATACCATAGGATGGGACAAGTCGACTCGCTTCGCGTTTTTGTTCCCGTCGACCTGGACGGAGACGGGGAGGGCTTTCACGGAACCGGGCTTCGCGACGAAGCATCGGAAGACTTTCCCGTCGTCGCCCTTGCAATTCGCGATCCATGCGACATCCTTCGTCCGACCAGCGACGACCGGGACGACCTCCGAAGTCAGCGGGATCCCCATGATGATCGCGGCCATCTTCTCGTCGGAGCTTTCGAGATAAGTCAGGGATGCGTCGTATTTGTCCAGAGTCGTAATAATGACCGCCGCTTCATCATTGTCGAATTCGGGGATCTGCTCCTCTGTAGTCGTCGGAGAGAATTCGAGTCCCTGCTGAAGCGAGATTCGGGCTTCTTCGCCCAAGACCGAGATCATGGAACATTTTGTCTTTTTCCCTTTGACGATTTCCATCTTTCGTGTACCTCCTTAAATTGTTTTGATGATTGTCCAGTCTAGGAAATAATTGAACCCTAGACATGAATATGAGTCGAGCGAAGTCTCGACCCCTCCCTCGAACCCGTTCCGGGCATCCCAGGAGAGCCGAACTCCGTCGAGTTCTACCTGATAAGATGAGAGGAAGAAGGAGACAAGCCTCGACCGGAGCTCCTTCATCCCACCGCGCGCGAAGATGTCGATCTGATAAGTCCCCGCGATTTCGATTCCGTCCTCGTCGTCGAGCGAAGTCTGAGATGTCGACTCGTAAGTCTGAGTAAAAGAGATGACTCCCCGGAGATAGTCCGGATCATCCATACTCAGCGAGAGCCTCTTGAAGGGCTCCGGGATCTCGCCTTCGCGTTCGGGGAGAGGATAGGCATCAGTAATTAAGACGCGCGAGAATAGGGCTTCCGGGGGATTCGATCCCTTTATAGTCGCCGCGAGCATCGCGGCCTTCAGAGCCTCGAAGCCCTTCTCGTAAATCTTTTGAGAGACATCCACTTCCACGGACGATCATCCTCCTTTCCCGTTCGCTTCTTCGATTCGGGCCGCGACTTCCTCAGCCATGAAGCCGAGGGCTTCGTCTGCCGATCCGTTCCTCGCGTCTTCCAGAAAGGGCCGAGGCCCAGCCGGGGGGAGGACGGCCTTCATCCGGAATAGCCCTTTAAACTTCAGGACGGGGGAGTCGAGCTCTTGTCCCGCCTTCGGCCCTCGCTTGTAGTGAGTCTGAACTCCCTCGATGACTTTAAACTTCAGAGCCTTCGCCTTGACCGGACGGATCTCGATGGGCTCCGCGTGTCCGTCGTGAATTAAGACGGAGTGAGGAGCCTCAGAGACGACGGCCCCGGCGAGCTCCGGAGGAACTCCGTCGGGCATATTCGGAAGGCCTTTCGCTTGTCCTGGAAGTTTCGCCTTGATGCCGTTTCGGAGCTCTGCCGTCCTGACCGGGACGGGATAAGAACGAGCAGGAGCCGAGCGCGGCCCGTTGACGTTTTCCATCGCCCTGTTATGGACGGCGACCGTCGCTCGCGTGACTCCTCGCTTGACGATGTCCTTTTTTATCTCCCGGGACAGACCGTCAAAAAAGGAGACAAGGGCATCCGCGTTCGAATCTTCGTTCATCCTCCCATCCCTCCTTCTGAAGCCTGAAGGCCGATCTCTTTTAGCTTGCAAGTCTGAGCGACCGCTTCGCCCTGGATCTCGTATGCGTCGATGTCCGAAGCCTGGAAGACACCCAGGACGAGGCCGTCCTTCGAGAGCTTCTCGATGCGGATCGCCGCGTCAATCTTCGGGAACCCGGGCCAGTAGATGACGAGATTCTCGACCGTCCTCTCCCCGGCGACCGTGAGCTCCTTCTCCGTATTGTCGACCGGAGTCACGAAGGCCCGGAAGTCTTCTGAGCGTTCCGTCACGATGAACCCGGAGCCGCCGCAGGACGGCGCGTCAGGATGCGCGCGATGCCATTCCTCGAAGGCGAAAGGATCTCCCTTTGCTTCGCAGGGACAAGGAGACGATGTCTCCTCGTATATCGCCCGGAACCTTGATCCGAGCTTCTTGACTGACTTCTCGAAGGCTTGCTTCGCTCCCATGTCCGATCACTCTCCCGGGACGAAGATCATCCCGATCCTGTCGACCGGAGGAGAGAGCTTCTTCAGTCTTTCGATGAAGCCAGCGGCCCGAGATTCGAGCTCGTTCGCCAGGGCTCCGAAGGCCGCGAAAGTCCGTCCGGAATTTCCGAGGCCTCCGATGGGGCCGACCGAGACAGTCTCTTGATCCTCTGCTGAGAGGAGCCGCTTGACCCGGGCCATCTCAGCCCCGGCGAGACAAGCCTCCGCATTTACGACCAGATCGAGAGCGTCCGTCTTTTCGTAAGTCGTCGACGGGATTTCCCGGAGAAGCGTCATCGCCGCCGCATCGAGCTTCGCCTGAATCCACTCTTCGAACGTCACGGACTGGAGCTCCTCCAGGCCTTCGAACATCGCCTCGCTGAATCCGAGCTTCTTGACATCTTGCGGGATCGCTTTGCTCATGTCTGATCCCTACCTTTCCGAACTCATTTCCCGGCCTTCTTTGCGTCCTTTTTTTCTTTCGTCTTCTCCAGGGCCGGAGCCGGGGCCGGGGGAGCGGAGAGCTCTTCGGCGAGCTTCTGGATCGAGCCGCCCAGAGCTTCAAGCCGTTCAGCGCGCTCCGCGTCATCCTGGATTGCTTTCACGGCTTCGAGCGCGTTCGCGAGCTCCACGACCCGAGCTTCGAGTCCATTCGACCGGACGAGCTCTTCGAGAGCGGCCTCGACTTCGAGGACTTTCGGATCCGGATCGACTTGTTGGAGCCCTGAGTCTTCGCCCGGGGCCGGGGGAGCATCCCCTTCGTTTTTGTCTCCATCTCCTTCACCGGGAGCCGGGGGAGCGGGAGGAGCATCGACAGGAGCCGGGGGAGCGTCCACTTTTTCGGGGACTTTGTCCACGGATCCCGCGACTTTGTCTTCTGTTTTTCCTGTTTTGTCAAGATGGCCGTCGCCGACTTCGCCTTCGACTTCGACCTCGATGAGCGCGCCCTTCCGAATCCAGACCGCGACCCGGGGAGGAATTGGAACGGGGACAGGCCGAAGCTCTGTCCCCGTGATTCCCCATCGGGAGTCTGAATCATAAAGAGATGTAGAGGGCCGCGCTAGTTTGACGACCTTCTCGATCATTACTCAGTAGGCCAGGGGATCGGGAGGGAGCCCTGTCCGCTTGTCGCTTTGGAGTAGTCGAGGATGAGGCGCGCGTCGGCGAAGATATTCGCGAACCCGACGATCTGAGAGGCGAAAGTCTCCTTCCATTGTTTCCGGATCACGACATCGCTCTCGATGAGGAGAGGCATCGCCGTGAACTGAGCGAAGGCCCGAGAGGGATCGACGAAGCCGATCTTCTTCTCGCCGACCTTCGGATGGACGAAGAGCCCTTGATCAGTCGGAAGAGGAGTCGAGAGAGTCAGAGTCTTGTCAGTCGTCCCCTGACTCCGCTTTTTGAATTCGTCCATATTGAGGATGGTCAGAGCGTCGACCGCGTTCGTAACCATCGCTTGAGATTGACGACCGATCATCGCCATATACAGCCAAGCCGCGACAATGTCGGTATATGCGAGAGTATTCGCGGTTTTTGCTCCAATAGTAAGCGGAGCTTCGGAGCCGTCCTCTTGATCGCCGTTCAGTAATACGTCGATCAAAAGGCCGTCCATGTCGATCCCCATCTGAGTCCCGAGATCCTCGAAAAAAAGGCTCGCGACTTCAATCGGGCAGAACATCAGGGACTCGTAAGTCTGAGCGAATCCCTTCGCGACTTTGCCGAGCGTGACCTGTTTCTCTCCCCAAGTAATAGTTCCGAGGGAGATGTCGGCTCCTTCAGCGACGGGCCGCATCGAAGCGTTCGCCTTCTCGAAGTGCGGCATCGTGACGGACTTCGCCTTCACGTTCGCAGAGACGGCGACCAGCTTCGAGTAAAAAGGAGCGCGGGATAAGCCCTTCCGGATAGCATCCCGAATAACTTCGGGGAAGAGCCATTTCGTCTCTTCAGTCGAGAAGAAGCTCTCGACCGTCATCCCTTTGAGCTCGATCCCTAATTCGTGATAGAGCTTCTCGACGGAGTATTCGGGCATCTTTGTTTCGAGATAGCTCTTCAGCGTGACATCGACTCCGGACTTCCGGAGCTCTTGCATCTCATTGTGAATCTTTAGCATGGAAATAGGCATCTTTTGTGAACCTCCTTCAATTTGGTTTTTTGATTGCCACGGGATAGACTTGAACTTCGAGCCCTCGCCGGGGCTCCTGGATTAATAGACGAGAACGTCGACGAGCTCGTCGGCCTCAGCCGTCTCCGTCAGGGCCAGCCCGTAGATGGCGCGATCCGCGTTCCCTTCGGCCGTCAGAGGGATGACTTTCCCTTCGTCGTCGATGACGACAGGCCCGGGAGCGGAGATGGCCGCGCCGCATTTGAGAGTTTGGATGGCTTTCCCGCGAGCTTCGACGATGAATTCGTCTCCCGCGTTTTTTTGGTCAGTCATCACCATGCCGAGGATCTTGTCGGAGCCAGCCGCCGAAGGGACGGCGACTTTATACGGATCCACGATCTCGACGATTGTCCCTTTCGCGATCTTGTCCGCCGCGTAGACCGTGACCTGAATCCCGCCCGGGATTCGATTTCCTGCCAGAGTTGCACCAGTTCGCATAATTGATGAGCCTCCTTCGATTTGGTTTTTTAATTAGACCGCCCGAGCCAGCCCGGGCCGTTCGTTCGGGGCCGTAGCGACTCCAAGAGGGCCGCTTTTTTTAACCGTGAAGATTAGCGATCCAAGAGGGAAAAGTCTCGAAGCTCTTTTTCGCTATCCCGCCGCCGTTCGGATCTTCGTATGATTGCTTGCGAGAGACTTTCTCGCCGCATTTGGGACAGGAGATCGGAGCGACCTCGTCGGCCTTCGACTCGAACTCCTTGATCAAGCCCTTCAGCGTCTCAGCGTCAGCGGCTTCGATGACCTTCTTCATCGCTTCGGACTCTTCGCCCTTGTTGGCGATCTTGTGGAGCCTGGAGGCCTCGTCCCGGAGATCCTTGACGAACAAGTCCCCGGCCTCGGCCTGAGCCTTGACCGCCTTCAGAGCGTCTTCGGAGAGATCCTCGCCGAATACGGCCTTCACCGTTCCGACAGTAGCTTCGAGGCCGTCGACCTTCCCGGCCTTCGCGACCAAGTCGCCGATGTTCGGGAGAGCTTTGAGCTCATCCAGGCTTGCAGGATTCTCCTTCAGGAATTGCAGGGCTTCCGCTTTTGTGATTGGCATCTCTTGATTTCCTCCTTCGTTTGTGATTTTCAAGATGGCTTCATATTCCGATGATTTCAGCGATGAATAGCCGCGAGTCGTGTCATAAGAAGCCGCCTTGATTATTGAGTCGACCGAAGCCGCCTTCGCCGTTTGCGCGCCGTATTGCGCGCCCAGGACGATGGCTCCGGAGAGCTCGATGAATTCATGAGGCTCCGAGAGCATCCGGATGCAGTCGATCCCGTCGTACCGCATCCCCTTGCGATGACCGCAGGAGCCGAAGTCTTTTCCGCAAATATTACAAGTCGCTTTCCCGACTTCCACTCCAACCGATACGGCCCAATAGACCCCGGCTTTGATTTGTTGGATCGCGTCTTTGTTCGCGTCCGTGATCGCCATGTATACCCAGCAATAGAGCCACGTCACACCATCGATCTCGACCCATCCAGCGTCGAAGATTCGGCCCTCCGGGGCTTTCCCGTAGTTGTGCTGAGGCATATATGATTTCCCGACAGGGCCGAGGCCGTCTCCCAGTCCCACGAAGCCGATGACCGTCTCCTTCGTGAACTGATCCAAGTCTCGATCCGGTTGATCATTACAGGCCCAAGTAGGGAAGACGAAGAGCTCTTCGGCCTTCATAGGAGCGAGGGCCATCTCATTAATGAGATCGACCTGTTCCTGAGAGGGAGTCCCGATCTGCCAGCCGTCGGGCATCGGGAAGTCTCGCGTCGAGAATATAAACCTCTTGATGAGTTTTCGATTCACTCCCGATCCCTCCCGCTCTTCTCGACTCCGGGCCGCTGGAACGTTTTCGAGCCTTGCTCCCTTGTCTTAGGGCCGACCCTGATCCTTTGAGAAGGAGCGGGGCCAGCAGGGAGCGGCTTCGGAGCGACGGGCTTCGTCGGCTCCGTGTACTTGCTCGACCATCTGGAGCTCATTGAGTTCCATCCCCTTTCTGTTCGAGTTTTTTCGACGTTTTCCGAGTTTTTCCTTTATTTGTCCATTAAGCCGCCCAGCCGAGCGACCATCTCCCGGGCCGAATTCATCACGGAGGCCACGTCGACCGCCGCCGCTTTGAATTCTTCGGGAACAAGTTCCAGACCGCAGAGACAATTCGGATGCGTGTCCTCGACGGGCCGGGGAGCTTTGTCGATCTCATATTCCCCGCGTAAGTCGACGCAGATATGACAGGCATCAGGATTCGGGGAATAAAAGAGCTTTTTCACCCCTTCGGCCTTCCACTCTTCCCGCTTCGCTCCGTTCATCGCGAGAGCGACTTCAGTCCGAGCGAGCCGATCCCAGTTGACCCCTTCCAAGTCTTCAAAGGCCTTGAACATCTCATTCGCGATCTGATAGGCCGAGACACCGTCCCGGACTCCGTTCGAGATGATGTCGAGGAGCTCGTCCCGGAAGTATTTCGCATTTGAGACGACGAGCTCGAAGCCGTTCGAGACGATCCGCTCGACCGCCGCCTTCCGCTGGACGATGTCGAGGAGAGGAGTCCCGCGTCCCGTCTTTTGGGCCGCGTCGTAGAGCCCCGCCGAATATGTCGTCAGATATTCCCGACGAAGCGGAGCCATGTCTCCGGGAGCGGCCTCCGTGAGCCCTTCGACGATCCATCGCTGGATGGCTTCTTTCAGTCTCCGGATCTGCTCGTCCGAATACGTCGCCGCCAGCTTGCCGAGAGACTTGTCCGTCCCGCCTTGCGCGCCTGGAGTCGGGAGCTTCAGGATCTTCCAGACCTCGACTTGACATCGGGCCGTGACCTGTTGAAGTAGCGCGAAGAAGCTCGCTTGACGTTCGGCCCAGAGCGGATCCTCCGGAGTTCCATTCCATTCCTTACATTCCAGACAGCCGCATCCGGACTTGTGCAGAGCCGCCTCGATCCAGCGTCGAACGTAGTCCGAGGAGGCCGACTTCAAGAGCCGCTCGACCCGAACCTTCCGGGCCTTCTGCTTCTCGTCCTCTTTGGGAGGCTTCTCGTCCTCTTTTCCGTCCTTTGGCTTCTCCCCGTCTTTCGGAGGCTTTTCGTCCTCTTTGGGCTCTTCTTCGCCCAGTGTTGGAAGGAAAGGATTTGGAGCAGGTTTCGGAGCTTCTCCAGCCGGGGACGAATATCCAAGCTCTTGAGCCGCCGCCTGTTGATCAATGATGTTTTGATCTCTCAAATAGATGGCCGTCCTCGCTTCAATCTCCCGGGCTTGTGCATCTTGGAGACGATTGAGCGGAGAATTCTTCTTCCACTCGACCCGGATCTTCTTCGGCTTATATCCCCAGAGGAGACAGGCCAGGAGAAGACCTTCTTCAATAGCCGACCCGATGACCCTTCGAACGTTTCCGACTTGCGCGAGCATGTCCTCATAGAGAACCCCTGCATAAGTTTCCGTCGTCGAGTAGCTCCGACCATGCATCGCGGGAACTGTCTGGAGGCCGCTAAAAGCTTGCTCTTCGTTCAGTTCGAAGAGGCTCTTCGCCCCGGCGACGTTCCCCGCGTTCATCGAGAGCGAAGAGACTGTCGCGTCCGTGTCGAAGTGAACGAGCGCGCCCGTCGAGGCCATCTCCCCGAATTTTTTCGCGTACTCTTGCAGGACGCGACCGCATCTCGCGTTGTAGGACTCCTGATCCTCGTTCGGAAGCCTGTCGAGACTCTTGACGACGAAGTCCAGGATCCCGAGGAGTCCGACTTTTTTCATCGCCATCTTGATGTTTTTCGTCATGTCCTTCTGGATCGAGAGCGGCTCCAGGCTCGCCAGATACGGGGGGACACCATAAGGCGACCCGGGATGCTGGATCGTTGTCTTGTAAATGAATGTAAACGGATTAAGCTCGATGAAGCCGTCGGAGTTCGTCCGGGCCAGCGCGAGAGGAGCTCGCTGGAATGGGATCCAGTCGTCGCCCTTTTTCGCGAAGCGAACCGTCTTCACCGGGACGAGATAGACATCCCGGATGTCATCGAGGCGATTGTTCGGAACCCACTCCATCGCGAAGGAGCCGAACGTCATCGCCGAATCGAAAAGAGCGTTTGCGATCCCGTCCATTCCCCCGCCGAACTTGTTGACCCTCCGGAGGAGCTTGTCGATCCTCTCGTTGATCTCTTTCTCTTCGGCATCGCTCCCGGCCTCGACGATCACATCGAAGCCGACATTCCCCAGCCGTCGGACGTTACCGACCGCCTGAGAAAAGTCCGGATTCCACCGAGCGAGAATCTCCAAGAATTCAAGAAGCTCCCACGGCATACGGAGAGCGAGGCTCGCATAAGTTTTATAGAGATTCGAGACGAGATGATCGACGGACTCGTCGACCGAGAACCGCGTCGACGGAAGGCCTCTCGCATCCGTGAGGGCCATCACGTCGGCCCCGGCCTCTCCGAGAGGAGTCGCGGAGCTTTTCGCTCGATCCCGCTCTCTCTGAGCCGCCGCCCGAGAGGAGCTCGCCCGATTCGTCCGGGCTCTTTCTACATCGAGCCGACCGCCCGTCGAGGCCTCTTTCTTTTCGGCATGGAACCGACCGAGGATGTCCCAGTCTTCCCAGACCCAGCCGAAGCCTTTTCGGTTTTTTGCCATGCGTTGATCACCTTCTTTCTATGAGACATTGACCATCCTCGCGCCGCCTCCCGGCCTCATCACCTTGCGCGCCTGGATTGCGATGGCCATCGCGATGATTAAGTCCGAGAACTTCCCGGGAGCAGGAACGGCGAGCCCTTTCTCGTTCAGCATATATGAGAACATTTGATCGAGGAGTTCGAGCGAGTTGACCTTGATGCGGCCCTCCCTGAATTCGGCGACCATGTCCGACAAGAGGATGGGCTTCGTCGTCGGAGTCGTCGGGAACCCGGGCCGCTTCGACTCCTCTCCGCGCTCCGCGTCGTACTCAAGATGATGGTATAAATTCGGATACCGTTCATAATTGAGGAGCGTCGATAAGACCGCGTGTCCGTGATTGTTCCTTTCGACCGCGATCCCGGCCCTATTGTAGAAGTAGCCGAGCCGCGCGAGCTTCTTCCCAAAAAGATCCGGATCCGCCTTCCCTCGATATTCGGCGACCTGCTCTCCGCTCCAGTATTCCAGGACGGAGGCCGTCGCGTCGCATCCGTCGGCGAGGCCTTCGGACGTGTCGGCTCCGATCACATAGTAGAGCCCCGGATCTGGATGCTTCCAGACCTTGAGCTCCCCGAGCTCCATCGGATAGATTGCCGACCATACCTTCGCCCCAGCGTCGAGAGCATACTCGACCGGGAAAGGGCCGTCCTTTTCGATTCGGCTCTTCACCGTGAGGATGAGAGGCCGATCAAATACAGGCCGACCGGAACTCAAGAAGCAGGAGAGATCATCCTCCGGGTATTCTTGAAGGAAGAGCTCCTCCTTCGTCGCCCCGGGCTTGTGAGGCATCTCCGCGATCTTCATTCGCCGCCATCCGATCTGCTCCAGGCTTAGGCCGTGAAGTCGGACGAGCTCCTTCTCTTTCGGGGAGAGCTCGAAGACCGTCCCCGGCGCGAGCGGGATTCGATATTCCGGATGCTCGAACCAGCGAAAGAAGATGGAATTCCATCGGGACTTCCCGGTCTTCCCGTCCTCATAGAGATCATGGAAATAATTGAACCCGTTCGCCGTTGACTCCGCGACGATTCTCCCGTCCATAGGAACGGACTGGAGGAGGCCCGTCAAGAGAGTTTCGGGATCCGGGTAGAAGGCGATCTCCGTGAGGAGGACGTTCGTCGGAGTAGCGGATCGGCCCGTGTTTTCGTTCCCAGCCGTCGCGACCGAGATCGACGAGTTGATCTCTTCGAAGAAGAATTCTTTTTTGTTGCCGACCCGAGGCTTCCGGGGCCGTCCCTGTTTGTCCCGACCGTTGAGTCGAATCTTGACCTCGTCCGGAAGGTTTTTGTAGAATAGCTGGACGATCCGGAAGAGCTTCATCGTCGATTCCGCGTCGTGCGCCATCACTAGCGTTTGAGTGTTCGGGACGTGAATCGTCTCTTCGAAAAAGTCAGCGAGGACGAGCGTCGTCCCGCCGAACTGTCTGAACTTGAGGAGGCCCGACCGCTTCCCCTTTGGAGCGTTTATTTCCTCGAAGAGCCTGACCTGAAGCGGATTAAACTTCAGAAGGATGATCTGCTTCTGTTTGTTCCGGATGAAGAGATGATTCTCGATCCATTCCCGGCGCGCTTGAAGCGACCGCTCTCGAATGAGTTTCTCGTCTTCGGTTTGAGGAGCCTCAGTCGTCGATAAAGTCAGGATCCGCCGTCTCTGCTCCTGAGCTCGAACTGAAGACAAGAGCTCCGCGAAGAGCTCGTCTTTCAATGAGAGCCCTCTCGATCTTTGTCCTGACATCAGGATCCACCCCCTCGATCACTTCGAGGACTTCTTCCATAAAGGCCTTGACTTCTTCGCCGAAGGCTTTGTCCTTCCCGAAGAGATCGGGCCTCATTCGTTCGAGATACCAGGCGAAGGCTTGCCACGGACGATCATCGGCGAGGATCTTCTTGACGGCCTTCACCATCCCGCGAGTTTGCGCCTTCTTTATGCGCTGGAAAAATTCGAAGTAAATCTTCGCCGCGCGCTTCCCGGAAGAGTAGGCCGAAGGATCCGTCTCGCCGATCTCGTAGAGCTCCGCGTCCTTTTTCCACTTGTAGAACGTTGACTCATCGACCCCGACGGCCTCGACCGCCAGCTTCACCGGGACACCTTCGACGAGCATCTCTTCGAGCGCGTCAGCGATCTCCGGAGTGAGTTTCGTTTTCCTTCCTGCCATGTTTTGACCTCCGATCCTTTAAGAGTGAGCCCCGAAGGGCTTTTCATTTCCTCATGACTTCACCCCCCGCCGCATAAAAAGAGCCGCTCCTCCATAGAGAGGAACGGCTTCAAGATTGATTCTCCCCGACCAGTCGCGAACGAAACGAGCTAAAAAGGGACAGTCATTCTCACCCCTAAAATAACACATGATCGGACATTTCGTCAAGAAGGATGTCGAATAGTCCCGGATTGTCGCGAATTATGAAGGTTTTTCTGTTCCGCTTTTGCTTCCTTCGGGAACTTCGCGCCGAAGCGATCCTTCATGTTCCAGATTGCGAAGACCGGGATGCCGTCGTCTTCGAGAGTTCGCTTCAGGCCGCTCCGGATGACATCGACCTTCCGCTGAATCGTCTTCACCGACGGAGGAGCGAGCCTCTTCTTCTTCCCCCGGGCCGTCTTCTTCGTCTTCGGGGCTCCGCGATAGTATTCGAGGAGCTTGAAGCGCGCTTCTTCGTATGTATATTCTAATTCATAAACCAGGAAATAAACTTCGAACAAGTCCGGGGCCAGCTTCCCGACGTAACATTCGATCACGTCGATGATCTGGAAGTAATAATCGGCAGTAGAGACAAGATCGAAGACCGCGTCCGAGACTCCGCTTCCGAATCCACATCCAGCCGTCGCCGAATAGTTCGCGACGACGCGGCTCTCGTCGTCCATCGCCCGGACGAGCTTCTTCACTTCCTGGAAGTATGTCAAGAGCCAGTCGAGGAGCTTCCGCGTGAGCTTCGCCTCCGCGCGAGCCTTCTTCTCCTCTTCCGCTGGAGCGGCCTCCTCCGCGTCTTTAAACCTGAAGCCGATTTCGTCCACGTCCGATCCCTCCCCTGGACTCATTTCGCGGATTTTTCCGCGAGAGCCTCCTCGAACCATTCCCGAAGACTGTCGGCCCGAACCTCATCGAGCCTGTTTTCCTCCGACGGCCTTCGAGTCGCCGTCGGCTCATATGACAAGACCGGATCCTCCATCTCATACCTCCCCGGCGAGCGCGCTCTGTTCGTGGAGGAGCTTCGCGACTTGCTCGTCCCGGTTGACCTTGTCGGCGATCTTTTGGAGTTGTCTCCTCTTTCGGGGATTCTTCTTGATTTCCGACTTGACGCAGAACTTCTCCCCGCTCCGCTCCATAGCTTCCCGGGCCGCTCGCCTATTCATCGATCTTTTTAGACTTCCCATCGGCTCTTTCCTCCTTTTTCCGCTTGAATCTATGGATGACGACCGCGACCGTCTGAAAAGAGTCTCCCGTCCGGGCCATCTCCATCTCGAAAGAGACTCTCTCGTCTGCCGTAACATGAACGGGCCGGGGGAACTCGATGCGGCCTCCGACATCGACAGGCTTCAGGAGCTCGAACCTCTCGATCCGGGCTCGATTTGAACGTCAGGCCCGGAGCTCATGTCGGCCCCGATATGAACTCCGACGAATGAGACGGGGAAAGATGAATCCCCGGCCCCGGATTTGTCGACGGCCCGAACGACCGCCCCGGCCCTCTCCCCGGCCTTCTCGAAAGACTCCCCGCGACCGCTCAGGAACCAATAGGCCGCGCGCGCTCTCCGCTGGAACTCCTTCCCGGCCTCCGCGAGTTGTTTGATCTGCCAGAGCGGAGCCGAGGCCTGACTGAAAAGAGTCGGATCCAGGATGGGGCCGACGGCCTCCGCTTTGTTTATAGCTTCGACGAACTCCTCCAAGTCGAGATCCTTGAATATCTCAGCCGCCGCGAGGATCGTCATCTGAGTCTGAATATATTTCTCCGCGTTCATCGTGCTTCCACCTTTCCCGGGACTCTCCCGAGCTCCTGGAGCTTCCGGAAGATGATCCCTTCTTCCCACTTTGTCGAGACGGGCTCGACGAGGAGCTCCGTCCTTTTCTTGCCCTTCGGGAACTCGACCGACTCCCATTCGATGAAGGCCGTCGAGTCGTCCACGAAGACCCAGCCCTTGATCGCGTCTTTGATCCATTTCATGAAGTTTTCGCGATCCCGTTCGCGATAGACGGGGAAATAAAACAACATCAGGATCCGAACCTTCCCCCGGAACTTCTTCACCCCCGCGAGCTTGAGATCCCATCGAACCTCGTCGATGAAGTCCTGCTTCGCCGCGTTGACCGCGTACCGATTCCCGCCCGTCGTTTTGTTCAGGGATGGGGGGACGTAAGGGAGATGAATCCGGATCGGGAACTCCTTCTCATAGAATGGAACGTCGAGGACAGTCTGAGAAGGGAGCCTCCCCCGGGAGGCCTTCTTCGCTTCCCGGGGAGGCATCGAGTATTTGGAATTAATTCGGATCGCGGGATTCTTCTTCAGAGCTTCTTCGAGCTCTTTCCGTGTCCAGTTGACCGCCACGGGAGATCACTCTCCCGCCGCTTCCGCTTCAGCCGTCGCCGCTCTGTCTTTAAACAAGGAGACGACCTGTCCACCGAGAGGATCGACGACCGCTTCGCCTTCTTCGTCCGTCTCCGTCTCCGCGAGTTCGACCTCAGCTTCGAGGCCGAGCTCCTGGATGGCATCGGGGAAGTCGAGCTTCATCTGATCCCGGGCCTCTTCGACGGCCTTCAGGCCTTCTTCCCAAGCTCCCCAGCGTTGATAAATAGAGAGGAACTCCTCAAAGTCATGCTTCCGGATTCTCCACTTCATCGAGCCGTCGGAGGCTTCTTCTCCGGTACAGTGAGTTAATTCATGATCCAAGAGAGCCGCCTGTTGCTTCTGTCCGAGTTTAGGCCACATCTCCGCGTTAAGTATGATGGCGAAGTCGGCCCGAGCGAAGAAAGCCGCCGTCCCGGAGAGCTTCGCCGCGTTCCCGAGTTTCGCCCAGTCTCCAGACCGGAACAAGATGACGAAGCGCGCCGTCTCCAGTTCGGGATGGTATTTCTCGACGAGCTTCTGACTGAGCTCGACGACTTCCTCCGGGGCTAAAGATAGACAAGATTTCGACATGATTCATCCTTCCTTTCTTGTGAGAGCCGCTTCAGCGGCCCGTCTGATTCTTTTTTCGATCTGAGTAAAGACCTGGATCGCGTGAGTTTTTCCGCTTTGTCGGGAGCCTAAGAAGAAGACCCCTTCCGCGTAGTCGCGGAGCCCTCTCTCCGCGATGCCTTCGGCGAATGATTCGAGAGCCTGGAGCCTCCCGAGGGCTCTCATCGCCCGTTTGTCGTCCAGGGCTTCCCTGAGCATGTCACGGACGCAAGCGAGCCGCGTCTTCGTCTCGTAGAAGGACTCGTCCGGATCCTTTTGAGCTTGCTCCAAGCTCGCGAGAGCGTGAAGCATCGTCTTTAGTTGATCGGCCCGGAGCCTGTCCCCTTCCTCGTTATCCAGGGCCAGCCGTCGACAGACGATGGAGAGAACCAAGATGAAGACGAGAAGAGCCATCACTCCGTAGCATGAGAAGACCGCTTCGAGATTCATTTTCTACCTTTTCCCCCTTTCTTGAGCTCCCGCGAGAGCGTGAGCTTCTTCCCGATCTCTCTGACTTCGAGCTTCCCGCCCGGGAGAATTATGATCTCGCCCGACTTCGGACGACCGATCCGGATCATTTCGACCGCCTCCTCTGAAGGGCCAGGAGCCGGGGAGAGCTCATCCCGCGACTAACCTTCGCGACGTAGAGCCTCGCCCTCCTGAGAGCTCGCTCCGGACTCTGATTCGGCCCCGCGTTGTAGAAGGC